ACCGTATGAGTAAATTTCCAAACCGTGTTTTGTATTTTTCCTTCCAGTACCTAAAACAGATTGTGGAAGACTACCTTTGATGATGATGTGGATGCCTTTCTCTGAAGGTGAAAACTCTGTATAACTGTCTAATGTATCGATAATTTCTGTTGCAAAAGCATTTGTTTTCCTGTCTAAAACACACTTATCAATATCTATTCCGATGTAATTGTCCTGCCTACTAAACACGAAACCTATTCCGTCATAGTCGCCTTCCAAGTAGAATTTGACCGCTGTTGCAAATGTTGACCAAGTACGTCTGTTATTTGCTTGAGCCATTTCACCAGTTACTTGGCACGGAACTTTTGTCTGCTTACCATTTCGTGTTTCGAACTTCCAAAGGAGCCATTGAGGAAGGGCCTTTAACTCGGCAGGAATTTCATTAAAATTGTATGGATTCTTTTTCATTTCGCCCTCCGATTAGCCTTTTAGGGTATAAAAAAGAGAAGTCGGTTAAAACCAACCTCTCTATTAAGTTTTATTTAGAATGGCAAATCTTGATCACCCACAACAACCGGAGCACCTGTTGTTACTGGATTTACATCCGATAAGTCATAATATTTCGCTTTTGCAGCGGTACGTTTTTGTTTTTGACCATCAACTACTTTGTCATACTCTTCATGCTTTACAGTGATTTTTAAATTCTTATTGATAAGTTGCTTGCCCATATCTTCAGCAGAAGTGAAAACATGATTATTACCAAATCCACATGCTTTTATTAAAGAGTTAACGATTTTTACTGAAACCTCATGTTCAAATGTGAAATTGTTATACAGCACTTTTGCCCCTTGATGATTTTGCGGTACATCACTACGAATTTCGAAATCTACCGATAATTTATCTTTACCAGCTTGTGTTTTGCCAGCTTCCGCATTTACAATTACAGCTTCATATTTACCTTCGGCAACTAATTCAAAACCTGTATTTACGTTTGTTTCATCAAATTTAAAGAATGACATTATTTATTTCCCCCTGTTTTCTCATTTGTGGATGACACTATTAATTCTTCTTGTACGCAGCCTTTACGATGATCCAAATGATTCTTAGCATAAGTACTTTGGTCGCCTTCTAATACGAATCCGCGTGTACCATCTGCCTTCTTTGTTAACTTCGCAACAACACTGACAACACCCAAAATATGATTAACGATTTTATCTCGAATATCCGGAATGAACTGTGTGTACTGTTGTCCATTTTCATGGGTGATAGTTTGTGTTGTTTCCCAAGCAGTGAAAATGATATTTGCATCTAACGCTTTGAATGTTTCTACTAACTTCAAAAGATGATTATCTAGTATCGCGTAATCCTTTAATTCGGGCATGCCGCTTTTGGTATTTTCACCTTTTTTAAGTAACCATAGCTTTTGATAATGCGTTAAGTTATCGATAAAGATGTTGTCGTATTTGCCAATATTTGCTTTAGCATGTCCATAAAATTCTAAAATGCTATCATGTGGATTGCTTTCATCAATCTCCGCTACATCTACATTTTCATATCCTTCTAAAACTTGGCTTGTCCCATCGATATCAAGGACCAATGTTTTTCCTGGTAACAATCCAGCAACTGTTGTCTTACCGTCACCTGGTTTTGAATACATGATAATTTTTGCCCTTTTACTTTTTGTAATTTCAGTACCATTTTTAGTTTTCAATTAATTCACCCCTATACTCTTCCTAATAAATAGTCTGTGGATACACCCAAAGCTGTTGCAATATCGCTTAATACATAAATGGTAGGTTTGGAATCTCCTGTTTCATAATTCGAAACTGTGGATCTATCTTTATTAATCTTTTCTGCTAACTCTTGTTGTGTAAGATCTTTCTTTTCTCTTACTTCCCTAAGTCTTGCAGGAAACATAATATTTACCCCTCCGCCATGTTCTTTAGGACAAAGATTGAAGCTTGAATGTCCTGGATCCTACCTTCAGTGTCCTGAATTCTTTCTTTAACAATTGGTAACTTCTCTTCTAAGCGTTGTTGTTCACGCTTATAATCATTTATCTTTTTTTGTTCCACATCTAACGACTTCTCTAACTCTTCAATACCAGCGTTCATTACTCACCAGCTACTTTCTTTGTGGAATGAGACTCTACATATTGTTTGATACAATCTGTTTCATCGTGTATGTAATCACCATCAATATCCCGGTACTCTTCACCAAAATAGATTTCTTTTCCGCAACTTTTACAATCGCTCATAACATCACTTACAACTGAATCCTGACGATTCCCGACTACCATTAAGTTTTCTACTATTTGGTACCCCTCCAATTTTCTCTTCCATTCTTTCTGAAGTGTAGAGAGAGTAATAGACTATGTTGTCATGTATAAACGCCACCTCATGTGGAAGTTCTTCAGAATCGCGATTTGCTATGATTGGCTTCATTCTGTATTCAGCTAACGCTGATTCAAATGTTTCATTATTAAGATGAACTTCATTACCACGAATACTGATAATGCCATCTTCATTTCCTGCTAACCTGATAGCTTGTACAGCTTTACTTACTTCTTTAATGTTCATTAGCAGTACACTCCTTTACATGAGCTGTATTCGTGCTATAATCATGTTGAAAATTGATTTTATCTAGATCACCTGTTGGAGCAGGTGGTTTTTCTTTTTTCTAGTAGTATTTTTTATTACTCGTTTATACTCAGGATTGATTTTTCTATATGCTTTATTTTTCTTTTTGTTAATAGCAAATCTAGTTTTCCCAAGTTCTTTTCCAATCTCTTCATCTGTAAATCCCTGAGCCTTTTTTACTATTATTAATTTTTCTTCTGGATTTACTTGGCTTAACGCTTGTTCATATTGAATTGCGGTTATAACATCTTCTTCCACATTGACTGTATCTACTGCAAAGAATCCCTCTTCAGATTCCCCATTTTTATAAAGATCAATAGAATGAAAGTTCATTTTCTCCCTTTCTTCAGGAGTACAATAACTACTAACACTAATAACTCTTCCTTTTTGATGTAATTCTCTCACTATCTCAAATTTAAGAGTCATCATTACATAAGTGTTAAACGCACGAGCTTTTTTAGGATCATATTTCAAGCACAATTCCCAAAGTTTCACTTTTCCGATTTGCATCAAATCATCAAGTTCCATATTATTTTTTTCAGCTACTTGCGAAGCTTTGAGATAACCACCAAATATTTGTTTAATTGCTGCTGGGACCAAATGTTGTTTCTCTTCGAACAACTTTTCAAGTGTCATTTCCTTTTACCTTCCCTTCATTATTTTGCTAAAAACTTTTTAATTGGTTTATCTAATAAAGCTGCAAGTGACATTACTGTACAAATTGTTATCGCTACGATGAATAATGACATTGAACTTTCTTCCATCATTTATCTCACCACCCAATTCTTATTTACTTTCATTTTCAACAGTTGCTTCAGCTTTACGTTTCCAGTAACGATCTTGAGTTGCTTTTACCTTATCTTTGTTTTTTGCTCTCCATTCTCGCATATAGGCGTTTCTCGCTTCACGAGCCGATGATTCTTTTTGGTTTGTCAAACTTTTCACACCTCCAAAACTTTGCTCCAAGCAAAGTGTTATGTAAAATAAAAAGCTGTTAAATCAACAACTTCATCTTAATCATTTTCTTTATCTTTATTTCTACAAACTCATTGTATAACAAAACTTGTCTTCTTGCAAAGTATTTTTTAACAAAAAAATAAAAAAACTTGTCTTGATGCTAATAATTGTTGTACATTATAGATAGTAAAGATAAAGATAAAAATAACAAATTGAGTTTATATAGATTGGAAGGAAAAGGGGTGATAATAATGACTGAAACTATTGGAAGCCGAATTAAAGAGGTTAGAAAGTCTTTAAAGATGAAACAAAACGAACTTGCAGAAGCAATTGGTGTTCACTTTGCAATGATTTCATTATATGAATCGAATAAACGCACCCCTAGTCGTGAAACGGTAGAAAAGATGGCTCCTGTTTTAAATGTTTCAGCTGATTATTTATTGTGTTTATCCGATCATAAAACATTGGATAAAGAGAAATCAGTTAAAGTAACTAAAGAAGCTGCCGATCTTATGGAGAAGATAAATAAATTATCTCCAGAAAAGAGACAGGCAATCATGAATTTAATTGATAACTTCTAAAAACAAAAAAAGAGAGCTTCTCAGCTCTCAACCTTTTTCCCTCGTATTCTTCTTTTTTCAACAAAGTTCTGATATGATGAGGGATAGATACATAAACTTTTAACTAACTAACTTTATATAAAAACAAAAAAACCCCAGCAACAGTTTTTAGATGGTTGAAAGGTTGGTCGCCACGACACCATTTAAAAACTTCGAAAGCAGAGGTTTTGTAAGTTACGTCATTAAGTTAATACTGTCTATAACGATAGTATCATAACTTCAAAAAAACGTAAATACAAATCCTCTATTTCTGTATACCCAATTTTAGGCTGGGGTAAGAAAATGGAGGATTTTTTATTATGAATATATTTCAATTACTTAACGGAACTGGATTTTTAAATGTAAATAAAGAATTAGCTCGAAGAACAAACCTAAATGCTTCTGCCTTATTCGGACAATTCCTTTCATCTTATCAATCATTTAAAGGAAAAGGGATGCTTACAGTGAAAGATGGTAAGTCTTGGTTCTTCTTAACAGAAAATAAAATTGAGGAAGAAACGACAATAAAAAGAGAAGCACAAGCAGCAGCAATAAAACTCCTTGTGAAAGAAGGCTATATTATTGTACAAAGATTTGGTGTACCTGCAAAAAGGCACTTTCACATCACAACTAAGATATTTTTAGACCTTGTGCAAGACAATGTAGAAATCCGTGAAGCTTTGATGCAACAAGGTTTCACGGATGGACAAGCACAAGAAGAAAGTGTGCACACAACAAGTTATGTGAAAAACACACAACTGGATAACGTGAATTCACACAACTTGTTAGATGAAAATCACACCACTATTAAAAAGAAAAAAGAAAAAGAAAAAAAGAAAAAAGAAAAAGATAATAAATCTATCACTCACAACACTCGTAAATCTCGTGATGAAATTGTTTCTGAAGTTAAAGAGCTTTACGATGGATTGATTGATGATATTACATATAAATTAGTTGTTCAAAGAGTTATAGATGCAAAACCTAGAAGATTTAGAGATTACCTTAAAAAAGCAGTAGAAACTGAGATTAAAAATATGCAGTCTGAAAAAGATAAGAAATCAATTAGAGAAGAAATGACACCTGGTTGGCTAAAAGAGGACAATACATCATCAACTGTGGAAGACAAAGGACAAGCTTCTGAAGATTTAGATGATAACAAAAAGCGTTTAGCTGAGTTACTAGGTAAAAATAAAAAAGAAGAAAACTAATTAATAGCCCTCTTCCACAATGAGTAAAATAATGTCATATTTTACCGCTATAAATTGGAAAACATTTCTTTTACAATGAATGTAAATCATAATAAATCTTTGTTTTGAATTAACATTTTGGAGTAAACAGCCATGTGTTTCGCATATTGCCCTTGTTCGCTTCCATTTAGCTTGCTGTAATCTTTTTTGATATCACTTAATAGTAAATCAAACAAAGGGTCGTCGCGCTCGTCCTCGAAGCCAAGAAGGGCGTCTGATGATATTCCGAAGATTGAACAAAGAGATTTGATACTTTCTACGTCAGGTTGATGACGATCTGTTTCCCAATGTTTAATTTGACCTAGACTAAAACCATACTTATCAGCAAATTCATCTTGTGTAAGACCTAATCTTTTTCTAAAAAATTTTATTTTCTGTCCAATTGTATTCATATTTTAAGTATAGTAATTGTTGTATTTATATACCACAAAAGTTAGATATGCAATCTATAAAGTTAATTTAACTAACTTTAAGTTATTCAAAAAATAAACATAGAACAATTGTTCTATTAGTGGTAAAATATTCATGTACTATTAAAACATTAGTTAATATGCAAAATTGCATATGCACCGAAATCTTGATTTATAGCGATAAAAAACTTTCTCAACATTTGATTAATAATTGTTTTGTTAAAATTTTAAAAATTCGTGATAGTATTTAGTTAACTAAAAACGAACGAAAAAGACCCATATGAGCGTGTTCTCAAGGAGGCTCCTACACTCACCTTGAAAACCGTTCCCTAAACCTCTCTTAGGAAACACTTTACTACATACGAGTCACATCTAAGTATAACACAAAATTAAGATATTCCCTTCTCGTATTTCGTTTCCGACTTGATAAAATTCGTTAGGATGGCGTCCTGTGTTCAGGAAAGGGAAGTGTTATTGTGGAAAGATTGATTAAAAAGTTAGAAGCTGAAAGAGTAAGTAAGGATATTAAAGTTAGAGGATTAGCAAGAGTAACCGGAATAGATCGATGTGTAATTGAAGAAGGTCTATCAGGCAAAACACAAGAAATGAAATTAGAGAACTTTATCGCTGTTGCATCTAATGTGTACGAAGATTATTCAATTAGAAAAGAAGTAATTAACAATTTCATTCTACGATGCGAGAAAGATTTAAACATTGTGAAGGCATTTTGTTATTGCCAAGGTCAAGGCGAATACGATGTGATTTCACAACTTATAGATAAACATCAAGGAACTAGGACGTTAAAAAAATATTTAGTTATATTCGAACTATATAATCAACGGAACTTGAATAAGAAAACAGGTAAAGAATTAGAAAAGGCACTTGATGAACAAACTTTTTCTAAATTACCAGATTGTCAGGTCTTAGTGAAAATGTTATATGGTTTCGCAATGTATGACATTCCAAATTGTCGAGCAATCATTCCTTATTCAGAAAAGGCAAAGGAACAAATACCTTTAATTAAAAATAAATTCATTCGAGAATGTTTAGAAATGCAATATAAAGAGAGAGATGCATATATAAAACTATTATCGGATGAAGTAGAAGAATCTCGTAAAGTATGTTGGGACATTATTGATGCAAAGTCAGATTATCAGATGATAAAAGCATCAGCATATTGTTGCTTAGGGGAAAGTTATCAATATGAATGCCTAGAATCCGCTGAAAAGTACCTTTTAAAAGCCGTTGAAGTATTAGAAGAAAATAAAATTGATAAAAAATCAAAAAAATATGGCTCGTTTAAGACCACATTAGGACATATATATATAGACAATGCTTTCCACATTGAAAAAATTGAACACAATTTTCTAGATGTAGGAGAAGAAGCATATTACCAACTTAAATTTGGAGATGCTGCATTAGGGGAAAAATTATATTCTGAAATGAAGATGACGCCCCACCGAAAAGCATCTCGAGCTAAAGTAA